CGGATCCTGGAACAAACTGCTGTAGTTTTGTGAAACACTGGTGGCGTACAGTTTCACACTGGGCACTGCGCCGGTGGGCAGCACTACCACATCAAGTATCAATGGTGATGTCACTGCCAGCGTCGTACTCAGAACTGTTTGAGCCACACTGACTGCGTAGGTGCCGATGCCACCAGTGGCCGTGAGCAAGCCTGTGATCTGTGTGCCCGATATCACACCTTTGCCGCTGACGGTTTGCCCAATCTGCAAGGATGATCCATCAGTCGGGGCAGTGGTCACTGTGAGCGTGGTGCCAGAGATAGATCCTGTGATAGCCACACTGGAATAAGTGAAACTGAACTGTTGGTATATCTGGCTTTTGGTCACTGCTGTTTGCCAACCAAGCTGTTTCTGAAACTCAGTGCGATTGGCATATTGACGAGCATGGCCAATGCTGACATCCAAGGTCGCACTCACATTGTTGACCACATATATAAACGTATCGGTATAGAGATTGTTATTGAACAATATGTCGCCGATGTTGTTGATACTGAGATATTTCAGTTCAAAGCCCAATACAGTGTCAATGATACCACTAGTGCCTGTGGCGTAACTGAATAACGCATTGCCACCAACAGTGTCTCCCAAGTTGTTTGGTGTTGTAGAAAAAGTCGAGCTGGGGTACACAGTTCGATTGCCCAGACTGTAGCCATTCTGATCATAGAGATCAAACATAGGAGTTTGATTGATTGCTGTTTTTTGCTGTGCCTTGCTCCACTGTATGCCATCATATGTAAATGTTATGCCTTGCAAGGTATTGCCGCTGAGGCACACCACACATTGATCTATCAGCACATCCGCATCTGCTGCTGGCACAAGATCAATCACCGGCTCGGCCATCAGTGTGCTGTCAGGCAAGGGACCGGTGGCAGGATTGATAAAATCTACCATGTAGATCTTGTTCCTCACCTGAGGATCTGAATCATTGGCAAAGATCACTCGGCTGTTTTGCTGTAGAGTGTAGCCGTCAATGCTGTAGCCAGTTTGCCCATTGATATCATGCAGTGCATTGGTTGGCGAAGTATCCACGATATTCACCGGAGCCTTGGCTTGAGTGCCCATGTTGTACAATCTAATACCGCCACGGAATTCCAAGATGGGCCTGCGAGCACGTTGCGCATTGTCTAGCACAGCAGTGGTATTGTTATAGGCCGCACTGGCTTGTATTACCTCGATATGGAACCACCGATTTGATCTAGTCCAGGCATTGAGATCCAGACTGTCCAATGCCATGGTGATATAGTCCTGCTGCAAAGGTTGATTGAGAATGCCGTCAAAATTGCCCGAATCAAACGGAATAGAATCAAATGGTATTGTTGCACTGTCTGTGTAGGTTTCTGGAGTGATATAATCGCCCACTGGCAGCAGTTGTATGGCCGTACCTACACCGGCCACATAGTAGGTTTGATTTTGATATCTTGTGGGGACCACGTTGCCGCGGAAAGTGATTTTTATATTGTTGGTAAACGACACTCCGTTGGGAGAGATATAGTTCTGCTGTCCTAGGATGTCTGTGTCTACATTTATGGTCTCAGACTCAGCCTGATCTATCAGTCTTATCTGTCCAAAGATTTCTGGATTGACTCCATCCTGATACCACAGCAGATCCTGTGCAGCAGTCAACAGCGGAATCTGCTCAAAGTATCCGGAAGCGTTGCGATACCATTGTGTGCTGTTCCATTCTGTGCCAAACAGCACAGTGAACTTTCTTAGATTGGGGCATGTGGTAACCGAGGTGAGAACCAAGATCACATCCCCACTGGTGGTATATTGGTACTGTATCTTCCACACACTGTATCTGATGTCTGGATCCAGAATAGGTGTGGTCTGATCATAGTCAAGATAATCAAAACTGCCTGGCAGACCATTTTGACTAGGCAGTTGCAACAACGGATCAAACTGCGTGGTAATCAACCAGCCGCCATCCTGAGCATCAGTGATAGGGTTGGTGAAAACTATGGTACGTCCTTGTAGATCGGTAATGCCATCGATACCATTGGGGTAGGTTTCCAGGAACGACGACAACAGAACATTGTTCACTTGATCAAATTGCAGAGTGGTGGTAAGCAAGTCAACCTGACCCGGTGTGGGCACAGTATCTACCAGTTGAAGATCGTAATAGAACTGTTGCGCATTTTTGTAAGGCACATTAAAAGTCACTGTGCCAGTGGCTGCACCATTGTTGCTGACTCCCAGCACAGTTCTTGAACTGATATTGGGCGAATAAGGCAATCGACCATTCACACCCGGAGTGGCCTGTATCCAAAAAGGATTGGGGCTCTGGTTGACTGCAAATTCATAATTGCCGCCACGTACCAGTGTGAGCACTGGATTGTGTCCGGCCTGTCCAGAAAATTCATAATAATTGTCAGACCTTGACACAGTGAAAGTGTCAGTGAGTGGTATCACTGTGGCACTCACATCCACCGACAACGGACCGCCAGGCAGCCAATAGTACTGACTGTAGTTGTTGAATTTGTCAAAGTTCACAAACGGATCCCAGCTGTAGTATTCGCTGGTGTACAATCTAGATGCGTTGTTGGTAAATCCTCCCTGGCGTGCAATAGCATCTGATATGCCAGGATAAGTTATTGCATCTTGTATGACACTGGTAGCATCAGGTTTGAGACTGATTACCCCGGGTTCCAACTGATAGTTTGCACGATCCGCGGTGGGTTCAATCACATAGTAATCATTGGGATTGACACCGGGTCCCACATGCCGCCCAACAAAACCTTGGGTTTTTTTCAGCTGGGGTTCTTGTACCAACTGATCCAGTGTGGCTGCCAAAAACTGCCGGTTGGTGGAGGTCTGAAATATCGGTGGTAGAAAATCTACTGATCTAGTGGTGGCCATCAGATAACTCCGCTGCCCGGGGCAGTTCTAAGATTGGTAGATGTCAATGCTGTTATAACTTCAACACTGCTTACTCCTGCGGCATTGACGAATATTTCATTGGGTGCCGAACGTATTTCATAAAGATCGCCAAAATATTTCAATGGGTCAATTGGGACCAGTACCACCGAACTCACTATACTGCCCATGTTGCGATGCACATACGCTGCTAGTTCAGAGAAATAAAATGTGTCTCCAAAATTCCATGCAGCAATGTCAAAATACTGGTTGAGGTTGGCCACCACTAGGGTTTTGATTTCGCTGTCACTGGCTGTGGAATTGGGTGCACGTATCACCTTGATAGTGGCCTGCAGATTCACCGCTGCTTTGGGGCCAAACAGCGGTTTGAAAACCACAGAATTCAATACAATGTTGTCAGATATCATCTTGTATCTGTTGAGTCCTTGATAGGCTGTATCCAACTCATTGATGGTGGGCAAGTCTGGCTCGGCCACTGTGCCAGTGGTGTCACGTATCCAATTGGTGTAAGCGGTGTAGTAGGCCAAGGTGACCACATAAAGATCTATGATGTTGGTGGTACCTGGATCAATGCGATCTGACAACGGAGCATTGTGCCTGTATTGGAATGACAAACTGGGCCGTCCAACTCTGGCCAACCACTCCATGCTGACATCCACCAGAGTTCTCACAAGATTGCCTGTGAGCGCCAGTTGATAAAACGCACCAATCTGTCCTGTGAGAGGACCGGTGTATATTTCTTGATTGTAGGCATAGAAGATCTGTCCTATCACGTATTCGCTTTTGACAACTTGGATGTCGTTTAGCGTGGCATAACTGTCATTGACTAGGCCAGGCTCCACCAAGAGATATCTTTGGAGATTATCATAGTCAACAGTTTTTTGGAAAAACACATATTTTGTGTTTGAGTTTATTCCGGGTGCCACTAGTTCGTCGAAAAAATCCGGGTCATCGGCAATGCCATCATTGTTTCGATCTGAGTAACTGACCAACACTTGAAAGTCGTCCACAAGACCATCTACCTGTACTGGTTGTCCCGTGATTTTGAGAATCACATCACCGGGTAATGGGCGGTTGGAGTCCGGAAGGCTGTTGCTTCTCAACACATTGATATAGTCACTGATGGTATTTCCGGTTCTTGGATCATAGATGCGATTGGCCGTTTCAAAAAAGAATCTGGTCTGTAGTACAGACCCAAAGTTATAGACCAATGCACGGCTGGTCACTGTGTATTTGCTGCCATCTGTGACTGCTTGTATCAGCCACGATGCATCTTGATTGGTGCCAGATGTACTGCCTGCATTGGCCAAACTGAAGTTGCCATCCACAGCAAGATTGTTGCTGGTGATAAGATACCAGGTATACGGGGTGCCTGTGATAGCACCATTGTTGTCATAGCCCAGTCCAAAATTCCTATACAGCAAGATCTGATTTATTATATTGGTTTGTAAACTACTGGGTATGGTGGTGATCAATAATGGAATCACCTGCACAGGAATGGCGCCTGTGGGTACAAAAATATTCAGTGTGACTGGCCCTTGCCCGGCCAATCTGCCAGTGGTAAAATTGCCCAGGCCTTGATTGGTGCCGTCTACATAAATTGAAATAGGACTAGCCCACAGTGTGAGCCGTTCAGATGCCAAGGTGGGTATTCCCAGCTTGAGTCTATTGTTTGCATCAAAAAAATACCCTGCTGGCGCGGCAAACTTTACTAGGCTGCCCACCTGTATGTACTTGGTATTGGTACTGGAATAACTGCTGATGGCAGCCGGGTATCCCAAGGCATTCACAAAGTAGCCAGTGGTCTCCCCGGCCAAGGTCGTGCTTTGATGCCAGGTGAGATTGTTTACTACCAGATCAGGTCTGGGAAAGTTGGCATAATAGAATTGTGTGAATGTCGAAGTGGAAAATATGGGCTGTATCTCGTTGGTGATCACACTGGTGACGTCATTGTTGGTGAGCCAGGTAAACAAGAATGTTGGCAACTGATTGTCTTCCCAGATAGCACCGTCAGATGCAAAAATATTGGTTGAACTGTATTTGCCTGTGTTGTCCACCAGATCCAAATATCTGCTGGTACCAATGCTGGCACGATTGAGTGCATAACTCTTGATGATGCTGTTGTACGCTGTAAAAGGAAAGTTTGTGTAGTCTTCACCATTCACCATGCGATTTTGCGTGTAGTACCGGGCAGGAGCACGCTGTTTGATCTGATTCAGTGTTTCTCTGGCCTGAGCATTGCTCACAGGAGTGGTAATGCCACAGGTGAAAGTGAGAGTTTGTAGTTGTCCAGATCTGCTCACATAGCTGATGGGAATGATCACGCTTTGCATCTCATCAGGATTGATAATATATGTGAGGCCGTTGCTGGCACGCACATAGCAACGGAATGTGCCCACTGGGATGGTAGAAAACACACCGTCACCAAATGTCAGTGTGATCTGATCATTGGCTCTACTGGTCACTGAAAACAGTTTTCGTTGATCAGGAGCCAACTGCTCTTGGGCTGCGGCATAAACAGATTCCACATACTTCCACTCTGAAGACACGTTGCCCACGTTGTCCAATTGAAACAACCAACGATCTTCATTGTTTACACCTTCAATATTGATGTCCACAGCGCGATTGGGAATACGCTCGGCCAGATTGAAATCTTGATTTTGCAACACGCCCTGTTTGAAGTAGAAGAAATAGCCGGTGTTGGCGCTGGCAAAACCCAAGGCGTCATTGCGGAACAACAGATTAAAAATGCCATTGGGTCGTGGTGATGGCTCATAGATAAATGGAGCAGTGGATGGTGTGCCCACTGATGTGGAATTCACTGCTTCAAAGGGCATGTTCACTCCGTCAACTGTGGCAGTGTATGGAAACACGGGCAGATATCCTGGCACCAAATTCACACTGTATTCAGAAGTATCTATGCCCAGTATGGTGGTGCGATTGCCCGGACGGCCTACTCGTTGAGTGTCTACCAAGGCTGCATTGATGATGGCAGTGAACTGCTCGGCCCAGTTGAAATTGGTCGGGTCATTCCAGTTTACGGTAACACCGCCTAGATCAATTCCATTTATGTCTGTGACATTTTCTGTGGTCTGCACAGAAAACACCTTGAGATAACCTTGTGCTTCTATGTTGCGCTTGGGAGTATAACTCACAAGATTGGCCAAGCGCACCACACTGTCTCTGCGCTCTGCGGTGTCTATGTAATTTTCACGAGTGTTTAGATCATTGCGGAAACTCATGGCCTGACCCATGAACGCAATCACATCCAGCATGGCTATGAATTCCGATGACTCAATGTAGTCATTGAATGTTTCAGGGTAGTACTGACGCAGATAGTCTATGAAACTCTTGCGTAGGGCTTCGAAGTCATAACTCTGAAAGTCGGCCTCTCTATAAGTTTCATAGATGCGTTTCCAATCTTCAACTCCGAATACAACTGTTTGTCTTGTGGTGCGTGCCATAATATTTGTTTGTTTTGTTATTTACCAAAAAAATAAACGGCTAACTTAAAGCAAAGTTTGCTGTTCTTTGTTGTTGGTCAAAAAACACACTCAGTAGTTGTGCGTTGGTATTGGGTGCGAACTGTATCTCTAGTTGTATCAATACACCGTTTTCTTGAGGAAAGATCTGTGTGTCAATGAGATTCACTCTGGGATCACCGCCGGCCACTCGTTGCACTTCTTTGATTATCTGTGCCATCGTGGTCTGATCTTGATTTTCAAACAGAAAACTCCATAATATGGTTCCGTATCCGGGTCGGCCAGGCAACTGCCCTTGTGAGATATTGAAAGCATTGAGCAGATCACGTTTGATCAATTCAGTGTCAACCAAGGTAAATTTCTTGTATTGATTTTGAGTATTAAATCCGATGAATGTAGACATGCAGATATTTATGTAGGAACAA